AAATTAAGACGGTCGTATTTGACAGCATTACTTCTTTCAATGAAATGGCTCTTAAACATGGAGTCACGCAAGTGCGTGGAGCAACAATGGAAATGCCAACTCTCCAAGGTTACGGACGAAGAAATAGTTATACAATGCAAGGCATCATGTCGGTTGTTAAAGCTACAGGAAGTTATAACAAGCACGTTATCTTCATTGCACACGAAGATACACCAACCAAAGATGAACTAACAGGCGCACTAATGGTTAGTATTCTTGTGGGCGGCAAGATGCAATCAGAAATCCCTATCAAGTTGTCAGAAGTATGGCACTTGGAGGACACAGGGAAGAATCGAAAGATAACTATACGATCTTCCCGCCTTCGCAAACCTATGAAGTCTCGGATGTTTGTTACTAGTGAAAGTAGTGATTTCACATGGTCTTTCGATCCCGAATCATGGAAAGGCGAAGGAATCGAAGACTGGTATAATAAATGGGTCAAAAACGATGGTAAAAAGATCGAATTACCCTAATGACACACAGTCTATATATTGTGTCAGTAGGTAGAGTTAACTACTATACTTGGGGGCTTGTGTAGTAGACATATAAAGTTATAATAGGCCTCTTTTTTCAACAACACACAAAGAAGGAACTAAAGAAAATGGACGTACTTGACAGTATCGTTGAATTCAGTGTCAATCTCAAAGACCAAAAAGCTCCCGATCCACTACCACCGGGAAAATACACAGGAGTAATCCGTGGTGCAGAAGTTAAAATGTCACAACGCGACACAAGATATGCTGCAGTATCATTCCACATTTCCCCTGATCAATTCCCTGCTGACTGGGAAGATGGTAATCCTGATGGGCAAGTCCTAATCTATCGTAGGGTCGGCCTTGAAGATAATCCTAACTCTCGATTCGGGACCAAAAGATTCATCGAATCAATTGGTGCACCTCTCTCCAAGAAAGTTGATGTTAACGAATGGGTCGGCCTGGAAGCCGAACTAGATGTTAAACACTCTACTTGGGAAGGTACAACCCGTGCAGAAATTGATCGGGTATCTGCTGCATAAACCCAATATGCACAGAAATAGAGAAGTCAGTTCCTAAAGAACTGGCTTCTCTATTAACTCCAACTACTAGTAAGGGGAGCCAAAATGGCTGAAGATAAATCTAATAAAATTAAACGACGCACTTTGCCAATATATGCAGTAATGCAAATCATGGACGATCAAGGATCACCAATGGCAATCTCTAAAGATCAAGTCAAAGTTATTGGTGGGTATAAGAGTGCCGAAAACGTTCTAGATATTATGGAAAGCGGTCAGTACAAAAACGCTATCTATAAAAAGATATCTCTTGATTAATTGGACTCTGCTCCAGTTTCAGGAGATAGGGAGGTGATTTCAGGTTGGCATCACCTCCCATTCTCTATAATAATTGACACACAAGGAAATGTGTGCTATGTGCAATCACAAGTTCGATTGGAGAACTAATTACTGCATTTATTGCGGTAAGAAGAAACAAACAAAAGACAAATGCCACGATCACACAAACGTTACTTCATTCTCCCACGCAAAACAAAAGAAAGAACTTGATGATGTCATACGATCCACCTTACAAAATATCAATACCAACTCCGAGTGAAATTCCCAAAGGCTTCGGTCCCAATTCCACAGGCAAACGTGGTGGGAACCTAAGAATTCGTTGTACTAATGCTGAATACGATATGTTAGCAGAAGAATCAGCGGAATTAGGTATCTCTATTGCTAACTTTGGCCGTTGGTGTTCAGTTCAAGTCGCTCAAAAACTTAAGGAGCATAGACTCAGTAACTCAACGGCTCAAACCGTTGGGGATAATGATGATCAATGGATTTAAGTTTGACGAAACACAAGCTGAAGCTATCGGTGCTTGCTGCGATATTAGCCGTAGAATCGTACCAATTACAGGTGCGGCTGGTACTGGCAAGACAACTATTCTACAAAATGTCTACCAAACACTTAATGCAAGGGGACACCAAGTCGTTTTATGCGCTCCTACTGGCAAAGCAGCAAAACGAATACAAGAGGCAACAGGTATCCGCGCTCGGACGATACATCGACTCCTTGAGTATCCACATCCAGGCGAAAGAGATGAAAAAACTGGTAAAACTCTTATCTCAACCGATCCCAAGCGAGATAGGCAAAATCCCATCGGCTTTGATGTAGTACTAGTCGATGAATACGCAATGGTAAGTGTAGAAGTCCACCGTAATCTAATAGATGCTATGCCACACGGTGGTATCATAAGAATGTTTGGTGATGCTAATCAGCTTCAACCAATAGAATCATCTAAGAAACTACAGAAAGAGCCTTCATCCTTCTTAAAGATGCTAGATAAATACAACGGCATCAGACTTACCAACATCCACCGACAAAAAGCAGATAGTAACATCATTGCTAATGCTAACAGGATCATAGTTGGTGGTATGCCCGTTCGTAAACCTGACTTCAATATCCAAATGACTAGTGAACCAGTTGAAACAGTACAAGACTTTGTTCAAAGCAACTTACTAAATGGAATAGACTTTGGGATAATAAATAACCAAATGATAACGCCTACTAAAGTTGGTTGGGTTGGAACTGAAGCATTAAACGGCTGTATTCAGAACTTACTACACCCAAGTGACAAAGAATACACAGAAGTCGAACGCAACAAGTGGGTAGATCAAGATTATATCAGAATGTATGAGGGAGATAAGGTTATCTACACAACTAATAACTATCCCTTAGAAGTATTCAATGGTGAAACAGGGGTGATCAAGTCACTAAATGCCGATGCTAGTATCACAGTAGACCTTGGCGATAGAGAACTTAATATCCCTGTATCACTAGAAATGGAAGGAAGAGGTGGACACTATTATATCAACCCACAAAAAGATCTCGACCTTGCTTACGTAATAACAACTCATAAGTCCCAAGGCAGTGAGTATGATCGTGTCTGTTATATTATGAACTCATCTCGCTCGTGGTTACTGAATAGAAAGAACTTATATACAGCAGTAACACGAGCCAAAGAACATGTGCACATTATCACAGACCAGAAGTCACTGTCTCGCAGCTTATACAAACAAGGGGATAAGTAAGGAGCATGAGTTATGACAGGACAACAGAACCCTGCAAATTCAAAAGCTAGAACTGGTGGACAAATAAAATCAGGAGTTTTTGCTAAAGCTAGTAAGAGTAAGCCGCGACGTTCTACTAAAAGAAATAAAAGCTCCAGAAAGAAAAAACCACATAGCTCCTCTAAAAAGAAAGGAAAAAAGTAATGCTAGAAAAAATACATTGTCCATATTGTTCATCTGCTCAACAAGTTGTGGAAGTACATGGTCATAGTCAATGTATTAAATGTGGCATAAATATTTCACCTTGTTGTGCCGGTGAGCAAGATGAAGGGGAAAGCAAAGATGACAGACAAAACGGATCAACTACTAACGGAACGTGAGAAAACTCATGGTGATGCAGCTAAAACATTCGCATTAGGAGCAGACTTAGTAACTGTTGTTGTTGATTTTTGTGGTAGACCACTCAATCCACACCACTTCGCAATCCTAAATATCTTACACAAGATCGCTCGTATCATATGTGGCTCTTACCACAAAGATCATTGGGATGATATCGAAGGGTACGCTCGTAAAGGCAGGAAACTACAGAAGCAATTGGAGAAAGATAGTGCCAGAGGTAACTGAAGCATGGCTCATGCAAGAGTTTACTAAACGAGCTAAAGCCTGTCAGTTAGAAGTCGATTGTCTTGGCTCTGGTAAATTAGAGAGTGAGATTTGTATCATCGGTGAAGCTCCAGGTGAACGTGAAGCCCTGATGAAAATGCCACTAGTAGGAGGTAGCGGTAAATTACTATGGGATGTATTGAAGCCACTAGATATATCTAGAAAAGATTGCTACGTGACTAACGTTGTTAAGAGACAAGTGTCTCTATCATCTAAAACTGATGCACGTAATCCAGTTAAAAGAGTAGAGATAGAACACTGGGAAGGACTACTTGATTGGGAACTATATC